CGCGTGTCATCGTTCAAAGACCCAGAGACAGGCGAGTACCAGAAGCCGTTAACCCATGAGTTTTTCGCTACCAGCATCGACGATAGCGGTGCATTGCTAAGCGAAGATTACCATTTTTGTGAGTTGTGGCGTAAGCACGGCGGCAAAATACACGCCCACCCGTTCATCAAGTTACGCCATGTAGGCACGTATGAGTATGGCGGTGACCTCTTGCAGAGCGGCGGCAATCTTAAATAAGGAGCAAATGACATGGAATTGAAAATAACTAAAGCAGCGGCAGTTTTGAAGCTACTACAAAAAGGTTACTCTGCTAAGGACATACAGGAACAGCTTGGTGTAAGCTTAAGCTATGTGCACATACTAAAGAAGCAGTTGGCAGAAGGTGTAGGGGAAGCGGTGGAAACGGTGCGACAGACTGCCATAGAGCACACCAACAAGGTCAAAGAGATGATCGAAGACTGGAGGGCAGAGGCAGAGGCTGATAATGACGTAGATGCGATCCTTGACGAACGTGCGACCACTTATGGCCGGTTCGTAGATGTAGCGGAGATTGCGCAGGAGATTAAGGCAACAATCCGTATAGGCGATACCAACCGTAGTGAAGAGTTACCCGCTGACCAGATTGAAGCCCTTGATATGATAGCCAGCAAGATTGCACGCATTCTAAGTGGGGATTCAGACTACGCTGATAGCTGGATTGATATAGCGGGATATGCTACGTTGGTGGCTGAGCGTCTCAAAGGGAAAACCAGATAACATGCCAGCATGGTCCTATAGTAGTATCAAGACCTTCGATCAGTGCCCGAAGAAGTATTACCATCTGAAGGTAGCGAAAGACGTCAAGGATACTGCGGGACCAGAGGCTGACTACGGCACTCAAGCGCACGAAGCAGCCGAGCATTACATCAAACACGGGACGCCAATTCCTGGCAAGTTCAAGATCATGCGTCCCGTGGTTGAAACGCTGGCTAAGTTTCCAGGAGAGAAGCACACCGAGTTGAAGCTAGGTGTCAGGAAGACGGATGCTGGATACGAGCCTACTACCTTCTTTGCTAAGGATGTGTGGTGGCGTGGGATTGTCGATCTACTGATTACGAACGGCAAGACTGCCCACATGGTGGACTACAAGACGGGCAAGAACGCTAAGTATGCGGACATGAAGCAGTTGGACCTGATGGCTGGCGCGGTGTTCGTACACTACCCAGAGATACAGAAGGTTAAGTCGGGGCTGGCCTACGTGGTTAGTAATGAGTTTCCTAAGAAGACGCACACCCGTGAGCATGTCGATACATACTTTTCCGTGTTCGATAAGCAGCTTGAACAGTTGGAAGATGCGGCAGATAGTGGTATGTGGAACGCTAAGACAAGCCCACTATGTGGATGGTGTCCAGTTACAAGCTGCGAACATTATCGCCCTAGGAGATAGCCGTGCCGTACAAGAATAAAGCTGACCGCAAGTATGCGAACGCCGTTAAATACGAAGCCCAGCCCGAGCAGGTGAAGAACCGCACCGCCCGTAACGCTGCGCGGCGCAAGCTTACGAAAGAAGGTAAGGTCAGCAAGGGGGACGGCAAGGATGTCGCCCATGTAAAAGCGTTTGATAAGGGCGGCACCAACAAGGATGGCCTACGGGTAGTTAGCAAATCTGCTAACCGCTCCTTCAAACGGGACAGCAAGAAGAACCTAGTGTCTGAAACCAGTACGCGGGAACGCAAGAAGAAGTAACCCGCGCAAGGAGCAAACTAATGCGGATCGTTGAAGACAAAGTTCTCCTCGTGGAGACACGGGACCCTGATGCTATTATATCAACAGTAAAGAAAAGCGCCTTGATGGAGACCCATCGTGGATCGTCCAAGGTTGCTGTGCATTGGGGATTGAAAGAAGCCCAGGCTTTAGCTGCCCTTGGACATGATGCCCCTTCCCCGCTGCTGCGCGACTACCAGTGGACCGGTAAGTTTGCTCCGTTTGATCACCAGAAAACCACATCGTCATTCCTCTCGCTCCGCAAGCGGGCGTTCTGTTTTAGTGAGGCGGGCACAGGCAAGACAGCCAGCGTGATCTGGTCTGCCGACTACCTCATGAAGCTAGGCAAGATTAAGCGCGTCCTTGTGCTTTGCCCACTGTCGATCATGAAGGCTGCGTGGCAGCAGGACCTGTTTAAATTCGCGATGCATCGCTCATGCAGTGTAGCCCACGGGGATGCTAAGACCCGTAAGAAGATCATCGCTGCTGGCTCCGAGTTCGTCATCATCAACTTCGATGGATTAGCAGTGGTCAAGGACGAGATTGCCGCAGGTGGTTTCGATATGATCGTGGTAGATGAGGCGACAGCCTACAAGAACCCGTCAACGACTCGGTGGAAGATACTCAAGGACATCGTCAAAGAGATAGACCCTTGGCTATGGATGCTTACTGGTACGCCAGCCGCACAGTCGCCCGTCGATGCTTATGGGCTAGCTAAGTTGGTCAACCCCGAAGGATGCCCCAAGTTCTTCGGCGCGTTCCGCGACTCGGTGTTGTACAAGGTCACGCAGTTTAAATGGGCCGTGAAACCGCAAGCGCAGTCCATCGTACATCGCATCCTACAGCCAGCGATCCGGTTTGAGAAGAGCCAGTGCCTCGACCTACCTAAGGTTACCCATGTAGATCGTGACGCACCCCTGACGCCGCAGCAGAACAAGTACTATAAACTGCTTAAGACCCAGATGTGCATGCAGGCTGACGGCGAGCAAGTCAGTGCGGTCAATGCGGCGACTAACCTGAACAAGCTGCTGCAGATCAGTGGAGGTGCGGTCTATTCGGATACTGGCGAGGTCGTGCAGTTCGATGTGAGCAACCGCATCAACGCCGTGCTGGAAGTGATTCGCGAAACTAACCGTAAGGTATTGGTCTTTGTGCCGTTCACGCACACCATCGAGTTACTGCGTGATGTGATGGCAAAAGAGAAGATCAGTTGCGAGGTCATCAATGGTAAGGTCAACCTCAACAAGCGCAGCCAGATCGTCGCGGACTTTCAGTCACTGCCCGACCCCCGTGTACTCATCATCCAACCACAAGCGGCAAGCCACGGCCTGACCCTGACAGAGGCAGACACAATCATCTGGTACGCACCTGTGACCAGCGTGGAGACCTACCTACAAGCCAACGCCCGTATCGACAGGCCAGGTCAGAAGCATCCTATGACCATCGTGCACATCTCCGGCAGCGAGGTAGAACATAAGCTTTACAAGATGTTAAGGGGCAACATCGAGAACCACCAGAAAATAATCGACCTCTACCGACAAGAAATTCTACAAAGCGCTTGACAATGTATAATGTATAATTAGTATAGACGGACTAACGAAGGAGCAAACCATGACAGACATGAAAGCGGATGAACTCGTCCTTGCCTACCGCAAGATACGTGACGCTATCAATGAAAAGGAAGAAGCGCACAAGGATCAGATTACCGATCTTAGGGCACAGCAGGACCTGTTATCTGCTGCACTTCTTGACTTGTGTAACGAACAAAATCTGGATAGCATCCGGACCCCTGCTGGGACGGTTACGCGCACAGTGAACACCCGTTACTGGACGAACGATTGGGAGTCTACGTACGAGTTCATTAAGGAGCACGATGCTTTGCATCTGCTTGAGCAGCGTATCCATAACGGCAACATGAAACAATTTTTAGCAGAAAATCCCGACGATCTTCCAGTCGGCCTTCAAGCCGACACCAAGTACGTAGTGCGCGTACGCAAACCAACAGCTAAGTAAGGAGATACTACATGAGCAACGTAACTATTTTTAAAGAAGCAGGTGCTGTATCGACAGCATCAAAGCGCGAACTGTCCGACCTCGGTAAATCACTTGCCTCGGTTAACAACAGCCGCCGTATCCAGACCAACACCAACGGCACCTTCAAGCGCCTTGTGAACGGTGAGCAGATCGGCAAAGCCATCCGTGGTGAGTTCAACGCTATCATCGTGGACGCACTGCCTAAGGTCAGCCGCACGTTCTATGCTGGTAAGTATGACCCTGATGCCAAGCCTACTCTACCTGACTGCTGGTCAAACCTAGGTGATAAACCTGAAGCAGCCGCCGGTAACCCACAGGCTAGCAATTGCGTGTCGTGCCCTCAGAACGTCTCGGGTTCAGGCGACAACGGTAGGGGTCGTGCATGCCGCTTCCAACGCCGCATCGCAGTTCTGCTCGAAACCGATATGTCTGGCGATGTCTATCAGTTCAACGTCCCAGCCAAGTCGCTCTTCGGTAAGGGTAACGGCAACGTGCATCCGTTCGAAGGATATGTGAAGTTCTTGATTGCCAACGGCGAAAGCCCAGACGGTGTCGTGACCAACATCGCATACAACCTTGATGCGGAAACGATGGAACTGCAATTCACTCCTGTACGCGGCATCACCGACGAAGAATATGCGCTGGTCAAGGAAGCTCGTAATGACCCAACTACCCGTCAGATGATCGTGCTGACGGTTGCACCGCAAGGGGAGACAAAGGCACTACCTAAGGAAGAAGCCAAACCACAGCCCAAGGTTACCTACTCCGACGAACCGGATGAGGACGAAGAGGAAGTAGTTGAAGCTCCGAAGAAGCGCGCTTCTAAGGCCACTGAGGAAACTGCTATCCCAAAGAAAGACCTTGCTAATGTCCTTGCCACTTGGGGCGATGGCGATGATGAAGATGAGGACTGAGAATGTCGTACGGCTATAGCCTGAGACTTATCGAACGGAATAACCAAGCGAACGAGAAGAAGCTGGGTGTGCAATTGGGACGGGCGTGTATTAAGTACAATGTGCCTGTCACAGTTGTCGCCAGTAGGTTTAGGGTAACCCGACAGACGGTGTATAATTGGTTCAGTGGGACTAGCAATCCTGCTGTACCCCTCCACGGTCTAGTTACTAACTACATCTCCACGCTTACGTAGGGTTCGCCCTATGTTATTTCCCCCTTTTTTCCGGGCGTTTTTGCGTCTGATGACTGGCGACTGTTGTATATGACAAACTTTGACCTCCTCCAAACTGTCCAACCTGATGACGGCTACTTCGCTGTTGTCGGGATAAAGGAAGGTACTTGGACTAGACAGGAACTGGTCGCCACGCGGGAAGAGGTCGATGCCCTTGCTAAGGATTATATAGCCGAGGAGCGTAACGTCTTCTTCGGTGTTGCCAAGTATACTACGGACGCAAACCGCACCAAGGATAACGTAGCTGGACTAAAATCTTTCTGGCTCGACATCGACTGCGGTGAAACCAAGGCAGAGGTGAACCCGAAGACTGGCCGACCCGATGGATACATAGATCAGGAAACAGGGGTCGAGGCACTAAAGGCTTTCCTTGCGATCACCGGTTTACCTAAGCCTATCCTCGTCAACTCAGGGCGCGGGATACACGTATACTGGGCGCTGACCGAGAGCATCACCCGCGAAGAGTGGGAACCAGTGGCAGCACGGCTGCGTGACCTCTGTAATATCCATAAGTTCTATACCGACCCGCAGGTCTTCGATGTGGCGCGCATCCTGCGCATACCTGGCACTCTCAACTTCAAGGACAACCCTCCGAAACCAGTGGAGGTGTGGGCCAAGGCTAAGCCGGTAGACTTCACGTTGTTCTACAAAACGCTAGGGGTGAAAACGCAAGACTTAACCCCCGTTGAAATTCCGAAGCGGGAACTATCGGACCTTGCAAAGTCCATGCAAGAAAACGTAGCGTCACGCTTCGCTAAGATCATGACGCGCAGCGCAAAGGGTACGGGCTGTCAGCAACTGCTCGACTGCTTTGAAACTCGCGATAGCCTGTCAGAAGGTCGGTGGTTCAACGCGCTGTCGGTGGCAAAGTTCTGTATCGACCAAGATACTGCGATCCACACGCTGTCTGAAGGACACCCTGACTATGAACCAGGGAAGACACTGCAAAAGATCAAGCACATCTTGGGGCCGCACACTTGCGAAGTGTTTGAACGTAATAACCCTGGTGGCTGCGAAGGCTGTCCGCACATGGGCAAGATCAAGTCGCCGATCACGTTGGGCCGCGAGGTTCAGGCAGCGACTGACGCTGACAACGTCATCATAGAAGAACCAGAACTTGAAGGTACGTTACCGACGATCCACATAATCCCTGAGTATCCGTTTCCGTTTTTCAGGGGGAAGAATGGTGGTATCTACCGCAAGCCACCATTAGATAAGAACGGTGAGGAGTCGGAAGAAGGCGACATCTGTGTGTTGCCCTACGACCTGTACATCCTGAAGCGCATGCGTGATCCGGTCTTGAAGGATGTTGCAGTAATTAAAATCCATAAGCCCAAGGACGGTGTCGCTGAACTTACGGTGCCCCTTACACAGGCTGTGGAGCCTACGGATTTACGGAAGTTATTGGCAGGGGAAAGTATCCTCTGCACTAAACAAGAGTTTCAATTCATGAATGAATACATGAGAGCATCGGTGTCGATGCTGTCCAACACAGAGAAGGCAGAGAAAATGAGATTACAATTTGGATGGGCTGACAACGACAGCAAGTTTATCGTTGGCGATTCGGAAATCACGGTAGAGGGTGCATATTATAGCCCACCATCGTCAACCACTTCGGAGGTTGCGAGGCGCATGGGGCCGGTAGGTTCGTTTGAAAAGTGGCAGGAAGTCTTCAATCTATACGGTACTCGTGGACTTGAGCCGCATGCGTTTGCTGCGCTTACTGGCTTCGGTGCGCCGCTATTTAAGTTCTTGGGCCAACGCGGCGCGATGCTTAACGTCATCCACCCTAGTTCCGGTACAGGTAAGACAACGATCCTGCACATGGCTAACAGCATCTGGGGATCACCGGACGGCCTGTGCTGCGTGAAGGAAGATACGCTGAACGCTAAAATCCTGCGGCTCGGTATGTACAACAACCTGCCGTACACCGTCGATGAAATGACTAATATGGAGCACAAGGAGTTCTCAGCGCTGGTCTACAATATCACGCAGGGGCGGGGCAAGGATCGTGTTAAGGCATCGGCGAACGAACTGCGCCACAACGCAACCTCATGGCAGACAATGGCTCTGTGCTCGTCAAACTCGTCCTTCTATGAAAAGATGGGTGTAGCTAAGAGCAGCCCAGACGGTGAATTGATGCGCTTGGTCGAGTACAAGATTGACTACACAGACGCACTCGATCCGTTCGTTGCCAAGGATATGTTTGATCACCAATTGATGGACAACCACGGCCATGCCGGTCGCATCTACGCAACGTGGCTCGTCAAGAATTACGAAGAAGCCAAGCGTATCGCGCTTAACACCCAAGCTAAGTTGGATCGTGAACTGAAACTGTTACCGCGTGAACGCTTCTGGTCAGCGGTACTGGCTGCTAACTTAGCAGGGGGCACCATTGCTAAGAATATTGGGTTGATCGACTGGGATATGATGCGCGTCTATGACTGGGCTTGCAACATGCTGGTTGGCCTTCGTGAGGATGTAGAACCGCCACGCAACAACGCCATCGAGATAGTCGGTGATTTTATTCGTCGCAACACGCAGAACATCTTGGTGGTCAATGACGGGGCAGACTTACGCTCCCAGATGCCCGCTGCTCCCATACTGGAGCCTCGCGCCGAACTAATGATCCGGTGGGAGCCTGACACCAAGAAGATGTTCATTGCTGCGGCCCCGTTCAAGAAGGACTGTGCGGATATTCAGGTCAACTACAAGGAGACCCTGCGGCAGCTTAAGGAACAAGGCATTATGAAAGAAAAAGGCAAAGTGTATAAGCGGATCAACAAGGGCATGAAGCTGGAAGGCCCACCGATCTACTGCCTTGAGTTCGATACCTCGATCCAAGAGTTCTTCAATGTCAGCAGCACCTTAGGTCTTGAGGTCGAAGATGCAGATCGAGGGAGTTAGTTACGACATTAACTGGAAGGCATTCAGACGAGGCACGTCGATCTTTATCCCGTGCCTCAACCCTCCACGTGCCAAAGAAGATGTCAGAGCTATACTACGCAGGTTGCGTATCAAGGTGGTTATGAAGCTCGTGATCGAAGAAAATATTAGGGGTTTACGCATCTGGCGCATGTAAGTAATATAGACGCCGGAAGTTTGCTCCTTCCAGATGCTTGCATCACTCCCTAACCCCCGGTTGCTCACTCAGCCGGGGGTTTTTATTGGGCTTTCTTTACTTCGCTGTAAACTTGGTTGAATTCCTTATAGACCTCATTTAGGGCGTCGTACTTGTCCTGTGGTGTATCGTAGGCACCATCCCTAGCGTCGTCGTTAATAGTCTGTATTTCGGATAAAGCTGTGTCAAAAGCATCCATAACACGCGGGTCAGCCTGCACGGGGAACATAGCTTGGTTCTCGGCCCATGCTTCGGGTTCTGCATCGGACTTTGTATATGAGCTATGGATTGCCCGAAGCTCGTCATAGTCGGTGTAAAACTTATTCATTGGGGCGTATTCTCCGCCCTTACCAAAGAACGTCTTGATGATTGGCAACCGGTCAACGAGCATCTGACCTGGCTTAGCTTCGTCTGTAGCAAGCGCCACCGTATCGCGACCAACACCGTAGGCACCACCAAGCAACTGCGAGACAATATACCGATACTGCTCCGGTTGCATGCTACCCCACTTTTCAACAGTGGTGTTGCCTCCAGTAAGTGAGTTCATACCCCGTGCAATAAACTTCCAACCCTCGCCGGTATCCTCACGTCCAAGCTCTGATTTTGGCGTCGTGCTGTAGCCTTGTTCTCTATAGATCGGCGAGCCAAAAGCACTGCGGTTGGCGACTAAGTCCCAAAGCGGTTGTATCGGGTCAGGAATAATAAAGTTAACAATGCTAGTCAGCCCTTCGGTACCTTCTGTTTTGATCGGGGACGCCATGTCCGTGAAGCCGCCAACGATATTAACTCCAGCTTCTTCGGGCGAGATATCACCCAACACAGCAGCCATGACCTGACCACCTACATAGTTGAAATAACCCATACCGAACGCCACGGGGACAGCTACGTACTGGTTCACCCCCGGACCATAGCGGAGGATTATGCGCGTCTGCGCCGTAACATTGCCTACTTCAAGGATGTTTGGGATACCGTCCTCGTCGTCGTCCCCTGCACCAGGACCATAACGGTTAAACAGATAAAGCAGTGCGCCACCTACAATTACCCTGGTGAACAGCTTACGCGCAATTGTGCTGTAACGCCCTTGGCTAACCAGTTTGCGAAGGCCTTCCGCAGTAGGACTGTAGAAGAACGCCAAGGTATCAAGGTAAGGCGCAAGCTCTCCGCGCCGTGTCATGTTGAGTGAGGAGTCCAGTGCCAGTGCTGCTGCGTCTTCACGGTCGATGCCTTCTTCAAGCGCAGCCCGATACGTAGCAAAGCGCGCCTGTAAGTCGATAAGCTGCGAGGCGGTATCAAGGGCGTTTGCCGTCATATCTTTAGCCATGAGCGCGGCAGCTTTTGGGTCTCCACGCTTAACAGCAGCATAGCGTTCAATAGACTTGGCAGTATCCTGTGCGTATGTTTCGGCGTCTAGGATTTGAGAGTGGCCCACCGCACCCCCATCTTCGAGGAACTGATCGAACAATAATGTCAGCACTTCGCCTTCGGCTGTGGTCGGGTCTTTGCCTTTCAAGTAATCTGATATGGCGTTCATACCGCTCAAAGACGCGATGTATCGAGCCGTGCGCTTACCTAGCTTTTTGCCCTCAGCAGGGCCACCTTTAATACCTTGCGCAGTATAGGCAGTGAGGATTGCTTCGTTAAAGTCGCGCATCCACGCCGTAGAACCGATATAAATTGGGTTGTATCGCGTCTTGAATGATTTGATAGTGTTCGATACTTCAGTTACACCGCGCATAAACTTATTAAGCGCAGGCGGCGTCATGTTGGAGAATGCTCGGTAAAGTGCGTTACCAGCAGGAGTTTTGGCAAACTCGATAAAGTAAGGCTTACCGTCCTTCTTGACGATCATAAGCTCAGAGTCTCTTTGCGCCGCGATCTGGTTCATGTTGACTGGACCATCACGACCTATCTTTGGCATTGTCACATGTCCACCAGCATGCGTCTCCTTCTTAGGAGTATAAACTGTGGCAAGACCTTCGTGACTCTTAGGGTCGCTGAGTATGTTGTTGAGGAATGCTTCTTTGACCTTGTTCTGCTCGATACGGGCAATAGCAAACTGCGCGTCGGACATAAGGTTGAACAGCGGGTTGAACGGCATCGATTCACGGCCCCGAGCCGTCAGCACTTCGCGGATACGGGTACCCTTACTTTCGGCGATGCCACGCTCTTCGTCACTATGCGGATTAGGTTCACCATCAACCTGCATGTCACCATCTAAGGCATAACCCTTAAGCGGTGTGTAGAACGGCTGCGCCTTACGCATAGCTCGCCAGTCCGCTTTGGATAGAAGTCCAGCCTTAACCCGCTGGTTGCCGATGTAGTCTACCAACGCATCATGTAGCTTAGCAATCTCACGTAGTTTTGGGCCAAGACCCTCAATCTCAAACTGGTCAAGCTTAGCTTGTGCTTGGGCATCGGACATCCCCGAGCCGTTTTGTTCGCCGTTACGTTCGTCAACCAGTGCGTTACGAGCAGGGGCACTGCGCGCCCAGAGGTACATACCTACATCTTTGGGGTCTAACCCGAGCGCTTTCATTTTGTCCTCGATAGGCTGTAGATGCCAGCGGTTAAGCTGCATCTGGCCACCGATCTTACGGCTTTCGAGAAGCTCGAACTTGCGCGCTACGTTAAGGTTCGGAGGTAGCTGAGTAAGGCCATAGGAAGCAGCTAGTGCCTGCGAATAGTCCACTGCGTTTTGGTATTTGTTGTTGGCTTTGCGTAAGAAGCGGCTCGACATGCTCTTGACACGACGTTCTAGATCGGCAGCAAAACCGATAGCCTCTGCACGAGGACGATTAAGTGATGCAGGGAAGGCACCCTCAACAGTGGTGGGGTCAGCCGCCAACTGCTCTTCGACTGGGCTAACATCCTCTTCAGGGTTATTGATCGTCTGCTTGGTAGCTGTAGGCGCGGGCTGTTCGGTTACTGGCGCAGCCGTAGGAGTAGGAGCAGTAGGAGTAGCTTGCGCTTCGGCGATGCGACTTTGTGCCCACTTCGCCCCTTCTACGCGGGAATTGGCTACAGCGGTGTTTGGATCATTAATTTCAAATTTACCAGAAGAGCCATAAGCTCTAAGTGCATCTGGCAAAGATAGTGGTTCGCCGCCATTGCGGATATCAGCTACGCCCTCAAGGAACGCATCTTGATCAAAGTCACGGGCTTGCGCCTCAGAAATAGCAACGTCGTCAATATCTGCTAAAATTTCTTGTGGGGTAGCTGCAGGAACGGGCGCAACTTCTTCTATCAGCGCTTCTTCCTGTACAGGTTCCTGTACAACTTCTTCGATTACTGGCGCTTCTTCGATTACTGGCGCTTCTTCGATTACTGGCGCTTCTTCGATTACCGCTCCAGGTGCAGTACCTCGTTCGATGATTTCCGCAGGAAGCCCACCGGGTTCAGCAGGAAGTTGAGCAGTTGTTATAGGCTTATTGCTTTGCGCGATCTGCGCTTCGAGTGGCGCTGCATCCCCCCGCAGCATGCGGATTTCGTCTACCGTAGGGTCACCAAGTTCTGGGAACTGATCCAATGCTTCTGCGTAGCCGCGATACTTGTCCGTAATAGTGGGGTCGGCAACCACTTGGTCGAAGAGCGCCTGACGCCGCTGGGTATATTCGCCTTCAGGACCAAACACCGCATTCGCTGCTTCCACGCCAGCGATACGCTCAAGTTCGTACCGGCTAAGTGGGCCAAGGCTCTTCGCCTTCATCTTGGCGTTGATACGGTCGGCTTTTTCCTCCGACGAAATGCGGTCATCGTACAGCACACGCTCAATAATATTTGCGCGATCTACGAGCCGCTGCCGCTTGCTCGCCCCTACTTCTTCGCCCGCAGCCGTTTCGGCGTCGGATTCCGCCCGCATAGCGTCATATAGCGCTGCAACTTCGATGGTTGAGGGTGCATCAAAGCCGTTCTGAACCATGAGAGCTTCGAAGGTTTCAACTTTATCGAGGTAGTTAGGGTCACTCGCGATGGCGTTAAGAACCTCTGCACGCTGCTCGCGCATTGCACGCATCGTGTCGATCTGGCTTTGGATTGCTTCGTCAGAGAGTGGCGCGGGAGGTTCGTTGGCTACCTCTTGATCGACATTAGAAGCAGCCCCTTCAGGGGGTGCGGTGACGAGACCCACATACTCATTATTAAGCTTCGCTGCCTCGTCAAGCACAAGCATGCGGGCAATCTTAGCGTCTTCCGACAGACGTGCCCTACGCAGACCGTTTTGTTGCTTTTGGAGGTAGGTTTCCGTCTTCTCGGGAGTACCCAGCGCCATGTTGTTGTTGAGCGTCGTGGTTACGCTATTGATGTAGGACTGCATATCGCTGTCAGGTTCAGCGTTCCCAAGGGCACCAACAAGTCGCTGCGTAAGCGCAGGGGCAGAAAGAGTATCAGGGATAGGTACAGCACGGATGCCCGCAGTCGGGGCACGCATGCGATATAGTTCTTTAAGTGATGTCTGGTAGACGGTGCCGTCAGCGCGACGGGCGAGCACATCACCATTTTCATCAGGCTCGGATATCCGCTGTATCTTTTGTCGCGTAAGTTGCGACGGGTCTTCGTAGCTTCCGATGTTGACATCAAACTCTTCGAGAGGCTTGCTTGCTGCCATTGTCTGTTCGAAATATTTTTTGCGGTTTTCCGCAGCGCGCCCACCAAGGACATCCTTAAGTTCGATGCCACCACGCACGCCACCACCGATAATACCACCAACAAGAGCAGCGCGGCCTACGCCTTCCATCACGTCACGCTCTTCGTCATACAACTGCTGTGCGATCAGGTTGGAGCCTGCCTGAACGCCGCCTTCTTGGGCAGCTTCTGCCCCACCGCGAACAGCAAGGCGTCCTACTGTGCTCGCTTCTATCTCTGTCAGTTCCTTACCTACAGCTTTGGCGACAGCAGTTGGGTCTACCTTACCCTTAGACATACGGCTTACAGTTTCAGCTACTTTCTCCATAGCTGCGCCGCGTTGGGCTACTGGGATACGTTCAACTAGCTTGTTAAAAACACCCACTTCTGCTGCACCAAGCCCAGCGTTAAGAAGCATCGTCACAAAAGCCGTGGCATCACTAACCTTTTCCCCAGTACGTTGTTCGTACGCACGGATATCTTCTGCACCTTGGCCAGCACCTTGAGTGGTGGCTATACCATACTGCCCAGCACGCGCTGCCTTGGCGATAGCCGCCGCTTTCTCAGCACCTTGGAGACCCTTACCCACGCCAGCAAGACGTGCAGCACCACCAGGGACGGCAAATGTTGCCATACTACCAAGACCACTACTTACGTCTGAAATAAGTTGCGCGGTAGAGTCGTACTGTAAAGCGTCTTCGGGCGCACCGAATATACCTTCGGATAGCCTACGTGCAGCTTCTTGGTCAGCTTGGCCGGTCTTGGTGAGATACTTACCGGTATCCGATGCTCCGACCATAGATAATCCACGACCCGTAAACTCTTCGAGCACACCGGGCAGAGAGGTTACACCACGTGTAAATTCACGAGGTGCACCAGTAAGCGCTGCACGTACTTTGCTTGGTTTAGGCGCTTCTACCCCAGTCTTCTCGATGAACGCTGCTTGTTTACCTAGCGCCGCTGCGCTGGCGCGTGCACGTTTTGCTGCTTCTCGGAGGGCTTGTGCTCGGTCTGGACCACGGTCAATACGACCAGGAGTTATCTTTGCTTGAGCTTCAAGTTGAGCGGCTTGGGCAAGCAACTCCTTCCGCTCAGTAGCAATGTCCTTTACACGCGTGGACTGTTCGGTCTCTGTGAGTGCCTTTGGAGCTTCAGGCTTCCCTGCAAAAATGCGATCAAGAAACCCTTGCTCCGCTTCACTCTTCTTTTGCATCTGCTGCTGAACAGCAGTTTGCTTTTCTTGTCGGGTAGGGGCGGGAGCCTGCGGAGAAATCCCGTAATAAGTACGGGCTACATATTCAATTGCCTGTTCCTGTGTAGCACCTTTTGGGGCGTTCACATTATACGTTTTTCCGTCCGGCCCCTTTACATTGAACGAAGACATACGAGTACTTCCCTAATTATTTATTGGGGGTAGCGGAGAAACCTGCAAGTGGGTCTTTAGCCTGAGATTTAGCCTTAGCATAAGGGGGAGTATAATTGTTAGCCTTATCTGCGGCCCAAGCGTTGAGAGTGCGGAACGCAGCACGTTCCAAGTTAACACCTTGACCACCCATACCCGTCAACTGCGTATTATAATTATGGTAGTTGCGAAGTTCAGCTAAAACTTGGTCAGCAAGTGCCGCCTTAGTCTTCCGGTTGGTTTCTTTCGCAAAGTCCCGATTGAGCGTCATAGCCCTATCACGCGCCGCTTCCGCTTGGTCACGGTATATCCGTGCAGTCTGCCGAGCTTCTGTACCTAGCGTTGCATCAGCCTGCAATGCAGCACGGGTATTTGCACCTGTTTCTTGTAGTCGGGCACGGTAGTTCGCACCATTCTCATTGATCTGAGCAATTCTCAGTGCGTTTTCACGTTGTAGTTTTTCTAACGTCACACGTTGTTCACGGTCTAGGTTACCAGACTGCAATGTAGCAGCGATGTTTGCGTTCTGTAGGGTTAGGTTAGCTAGATCACGAGCCGCAGTGTTCTTCAGACCTTCAGCCTGCGCACCCTCAACAAGAGCATCGCGTGCGTCTTTCTTCAGGTCTTTAAGATCGGCCTTTAACGCGGCAGCCGCCGGTATACCCGCTTCACCGAAACCCCCAAGGAAGCTAGGGTTTTTCGAAGCCATGAGCGCAAAACCAAAATTCATCATTGCATCGTTACGAGCGCGCTTAACATCTTTCTGCATTGTTTCTGGGTTACGACGGCGCTCAATATCCTCCATCATAAGGTCTGCGTACTTGTTGCTCTGTGGCATCAAACCAGAAATGCTGGACTGCATTGTCTTGAGGTACTCAGGCTTATAAGCATCCATCGGGTCTTTAATAGCAGGCATCATAAAACCAGAAGGCTGCGCAACAGCGCCAGCAGCAGCATACCCCTGAACTTCACCACCACGTGCCATAGACACACTCGGTGGCTGAAGCATAGAAAGACCGAATCGGCCAAGCGCCATCATAGCATCCTGACGGCGATCTTTCTTCATTCCCGCAAGATCATCTGCACGCGATTTAGTGAGCATAGCCATCTGTTCACGCATAGCCGACATATCTTCATTAGGAAGCGCAGCGGCGGCAAGACCTGTAGGTGCAGTGGCAGGAGCAGAAACAGGAGCAGGAGTAGGTACAGAACGACCAGCAGCTTGGCGTTTGCCCGGTTCTACATGCACATGGTCGAAGTGTCCCTTACTATTATAAACAACATCGGTGCCTTCGCCTAATAGCTTTTTTAATTTACCACCAAACTCAGTTAGCGACATACCCTTAGGAGGTACAAAATCACGCGCTTGATCGGTCATATGGAAACTATTACGCGCACCACCTACTCGTTTATTGTCTGCGGCACTTCTTTTACGGCTTGTTACACCCGTCCCAGGTATAAGCTCCGTGACTAACCTTTCAAAACGCTGACCATCTGTTTCTTCATCTTCGTCAACCATGTCGCCAGCAGCAAATGCAACCAATCCGCCCCCTGCATAGCCGTCACTAAAACCACCATTGCTTGGCTCGTCGAACATACCGTCAGGAAGTGGCATATCAGAAAGACCACCACCAGAAGCGTAAGGAGGAACCATACCACCTTCAGCCATCATAGGCATTTCTTGTGGAGGCATCTCCTGTGGCGGCATACCCATTTCTTGGGGCGGCATAGCCGCAGCTTCTGGCGTAGCACCAAGACCGGCAGGAGCACCCATAGGCGGTTGAGCCGGAGCCGGAGGAGCGAACACTTGCTCGGCTACAGTCTGCTGAGGCGCAGCTTCCATCTGGGCAGCGGAGCGCATGCGGTCAATAAACATACCGGCCATAGTGCCAGCGGTAGGGTCAAGAATACCCATCTGCATGGCTTCAGCAATCTTCTGTTTGTTGCCACCGTAATCCTTGGCAATCTGCTCGGGGGATTGGAGGCTATAAGGTTTAGTTTCCATGATTATCCTCCCCGGAACGTATTATATATGCCAGCCGCAGCAAGCCCACCGCCCAGAAGCTGCGAACCTATCGAAGCATTGGGAGCGTACGTCGTAGCCGTTGTAGTTGGTGTTACTGGTACGCCACGTAGCAAGCTGCTGTACTGTTGCATCTGCTCCATCGGATAGTCACGCTGACGCAGGAAGTCCTGATACTGCTGATCAAGACGCTGCTGGTTAAGCGCTTGTTGCTGCGCTGCTGTACTTGTCTGCAACCCAAAGCGAGCTTGGTCGGCTTGCGACTGCGCAGACCCAATATTGGCAAGTGTCTGACCCATCTGACCAGCTTGCGCCAACCCTGCGAGCCCCTGCGACGAACCAAACTGACGCGACTGCTCCGCCATACGCTGCCTGTCGAGGTCAGCCTGTTGGTTTGATTGAAGTGCGGAAAGGCCGGTTTGCTGGTTAGCAAGAGCCGCACGAAGTGCGTTCTCGGCGTTCATACCCTGTGCTTGGAACTGCTGAGCTTGGTTGTTGACCCGTGCCTGCTGCTCATTTGACAGGTTAGCTAGTGACATGCGTGAGCCGATATCCGCCCCAAGACCCTGAACACCGAGTGCCGCTTGCTGGTTCTGCTGAGCCGTGGTCATACGTGCTGCGCGGTCACGCTCGAACTGCTGCTGTGCACTCTCGTACGCCGACTGCAAACCACGCGACTGGATATCACCTAACTGCGTACCTAGATTGCGTTCACGTTCCATAGAAGCAAGAAGCTGGCGGCTACCGCCATAGGTACCTTGACGAGAGGAGCCAAGGTCCTGTGCAACCTGCCCGCGCCGAGCGCTTGTAATAGCTTCGCGCATCTGCGGTTCCAGCGCCTGCTGGATAAACGGCGACATATACTGCGCAGCCTGCGCACCACCGAACTGCTGTGGCCCCTGCATCTGGAAGTAGTTAAGGCTGGGATTGTAGCCAGTCTGCGCACTCTGCATGTCGGACGAACCAACCTGTTGAGCCTGCACATTACCTAGCCCACTAATCTGCTGCGAACTAAACTGGCCGGGGTTATACTGTCCCGCTGCGACTGAACGGTTTGCAACATCAGAGGCAATTCCGGTAGCAGCGCCGAACTGACCTGGGGTCTGTTGGCCGAGAATATTCTGTTGGACTCCACGCTGCTGCTGTGTAAAATCAGCAATGCGCTCTTGGTCGTAGGTCTGATACGGCGTCGTTAGGTTAGTACTTGCACGCTGCATCAACCCTTCAAAGTAAGGACGTGCGTATTCAGGCAGGGCAGACTGAGTAATCTCCTGCTTCTGCACCTGATTGCTGTTACCACCACCACCGCCCATATTACGCTCCTAGTCCTACATCTGCGACCGGTAATTCATATACCTGCCAAAGTGCTTTATATCCATCGTTTTTAAAAATCTTTGACCAACCGACCCTACCAGAAGATTCGATCCGATCACAGTCATTATCGTACGCCCAGTGCTGCAACATTTTAAGCATAGGGGCTTTCCATTCCATACCTTCATCACCTGCGCAAAATACCATATCAAGACATAGCATACGTGGGTACTGTTTAAAGCAGGTTATTGTAATACCTTTGATCTCTTCGCCTACAAATGCAACCCAAAGATGGTGGTCATACTGCGTAATCGAGTCAAGGATATCTTCAGGCTCATACCGACCAAACGTGTACTCCGCAGCTTTACTTAAGTGTGGGAAAATGCGAGGCCACAACTCACTTACATGCTCAGTAGGGATAAGCGTAACTTGCATTATGCAAGGCCGCGACGCACTTTAGTATCTTGGCCACGCTTTGCTTTCTTGCGTGCTTTGTGGGCCTTATTCATAAGCGAGTATAGCTTGTCGGCTCCCTTCTTCGGGTTACCTTTACCAAGGCGGCGCACTGCGTCTGCGGGCATTAATACCTCGTCGCGTGCAACACGTGCTGGCTGATCTCGGCCTATACGAGCAGGGATACTATCACTTACACCATCACCCGGACCATTAATTGGACGGCCACCAATACGACGAAGAGCGTCCATACCTGCATTGCTGCTACCGTTACCAATTTCAGATACTGTGCGGGCGTCGAGCACAAAAGCTCCATCAGACAATTCAACTTCACCGCCATCGGCGTAGCCAGCGTTCGGGTCTTCCATGTAGTTGACGTAGCGTTGGCCATACATCGGAGAACCCTTAGGCGTCTTCTTGTTGGTAGGTAGCAAATAGTTTTGGAGGATTGGTGTACCCCGCGCAGTGCTTGAACCCGGCTGAACAATCTGCCCCTGCATGTTATAAACTTCAGGCATACTTACGTCGAAGTAGCGACGCTCTTTAGATGAGCTAAGAAGCTCCTCGGTAGATGGCGCAAAAGTAGCCTTGCGCTGCTGCGCAGTATATGGGCCAGCATAAGAGTTATCGACCATGCCATTCGAACCCATACTACCACCCGAGGGGGTCAGCGCACCGGAGACACCGCTCGTAATGCCAGAGACGGCGAGCATAGGTGCAGCCTTAGAGATGATACCTGGAGTACCGCTGGGTAGACCAGCGCGCACAGCTTGGCCGAAACGTGAACCTAAGCCGCCTGTGAACTGAGCACCCTGCATTGCTGGGGCTGGCATATTCCCTACAGAGCTAGCAAACTGCTTAGCGAACTCTGGGCTATTTATAGCTGCCTGCATGGGGCTGGCGGCTGCGGTCGGTGCGCCTAGTGTAACAGACGTCGCTCCTGGACCACCGGCAATACCAGATGCTGGGACGTTCATAGGTCCTGCCATTTGCGACACTGGTGTATTAGCAAGATTACCAAGAGTGTCAGGAGTGACGGCAACTGGTGCAAGCTGCGATGCTGGTATAGTAGCACCGAGACCCATATTAGCGCCGAACATACCTGCCTTATCGCCAAGCATACCAAAAGCATTGCTAGAAAGCTTACCGCCAACACCAGCCATACCAGCCATACCCGCACCACCAAAGGCACCGAGACCAGCCATGAGGCCCTTCTTCAAGCTACCAGTGCGTGCGAACTGACCTGCGCCTACGATACCAGCAGCAAGGGGAGCACCGACGCCAGTAGCCGCTAGGGCTGCACCAAGAATAGTAGGGAGGAGTTTACCCAGCCAGCCAGCTTCAGGCAGACCTGTTTCTGGGTTAATGGTAAGTGATCCGCCAGTAGCCATAGCTAGACCCTGAAGGCTGTTAACCTCGTCGGGTGTCATGTGAACCAGCATCTTGTCGTCGCCGCGACCCATGCTCTGCAACTGCTGCGCCATAGGGTTTTGGGCCACATTCAGCCCACCCTGCATAGGAAGACCACCCGTAGTGCCGGGTATGGGGGTGCCTAGCTGTGGGGGGTTGCCCATAGGTGAAGCTGCGCTGTAGTCCATTATCCCTTATTCCCTACGTCGAAGTTATTGTCTGCCACGCGGCACCAGTGTATACACAAAGTTTTCCCAATGTGGTATCGAAAACTACCCAGCCTGCACTTGGGGCTAACGCATTCTTCTCTGATGTAGTTACGTTCCTTGTTGCAGCTATACCATTAAAGGTATCAGCCGTATACTTTTCAGCGTTATTAGCTGCGCGTGAGTCTAACTGCGAGAAGTAGTTTTCTATAACGCGGATAACTTGCCGCATATACTGCGGGTCGTACTGTGACGGTGGGTTGGGTATCGGAGCCGCTCTAAATTTATCTAGTGCCATTAGCGACGTCCATCCGGGCGAGCATCAAGACGAGGTGCACCAAGCTGCCATTGCACACCAAGAGTATCTGACTGGACTTTAAGCGCCATCTGCCGTGCACGAGCACGGACAAACACTTGGTCTGTGTACTGGTCTACCGACGTTTCTATTACGCGCTGGGTATCCGCAGGGTTGATAGAGGCCGGAGCACCGGGGAAGTTGCGTGGGCGGATACTAAGAGTGACCTCGGGTGCGTTCGCTGTAGAACCATTGAACTCGACGTCAGGCAGTATGCGCCGAGTAAGCATGAACTGGTCGCCGTCTTCAAGGTCGAAGTCCGATGACTGGATGTAGCTAACCATTGCAATGTCGTCGTCGTTAATACCGTTCTCATGGTTATACAACAAGCCACTGCCAATGGTGACGTTACCAAGGTTGTCTACGATTACCGGAGTATTAGCAGCTTGCGGGTTTTGACGAAGCGGCGTGTCGAGCCATGCAGTACGGTCAATAGTGCCGTAGTACCAAATGCGCTCAAGGTGGTTATAGACTACATAAGCGTTGTTATAGTCGCTGTCTGCCGTTGGG